TCAACCAACCTCAATCTCCATCCCATTATAAAACACAAACCGTATTCCCCCGCTTCTCCCTACTATCCCCTTCTCCACCATAACCGTCCAAATGGTGTCATCCCATGTTTCAAGCGCCAGCGGAGTCTTCTTCATCGCTTTTATAAACGTAGACATGGCTTTGTCTTTCTGTTGCCGCGAAGTTCGTTCCTCTTTTTGCTTTTCAAGTTCGCAAACTAAATCCTCATGGCGTTTATTCAAGCTGTCGTACTTCTTCAAATACTCCTCCTGCGATTGAGCAGTCGAGGAGTTTTCTTTCACTAACGACCTGACTAGCTCGGCCACAATCTCGCATTCCTCACTCAAGCGCGCAATTTCGGCATCAGTATCTCCCAAATCCGTCAACGTTCGGCGCATGAGTTCACAATCCGCAATAACCTGCGTCTGGTTCGCCATCATCTGGTTATACGCCTGTATGAACATCCTCTGAATCGTTTCGGTATCAAGTACTGGCGTGTCGCATTTCTTTTCGAATTTATCGTTGCATTGCCAGATCACCTTGCGGTATCGGTCAGTCGAATGCCACACTTTGGAGCCATAATAACCGCCGCAATCAGCGCAGACTAACTTGGAAGACAACACGTTCTTTCCACTATATGCCCTGCCAAGCTGCTTCCGTCTAGCGATTTCGACTTGAACCTGATCCCATTCTTCCGGCACAATGATTGCCGAATGGCTGCCCTCAACATAGTATTGAGGAACCTCGCCTTCATTGGCTTTCATCTTTTTCTGCAGGAAGTCCACCGTGAATTTCTTCTGTAAAAGCGCGTCGCCTTTATACTTTTCATTAGTCAGGATGCTGTCAACCGTCGTTTTGCTCCATTTACTGCTCCCACCCGGCGATGGAATGCTCAGTTGCTCAAGATGTTTACAGATTCCTGCAGTGGTTTTCCCATCCAGATATAGCCTGTAGATGAGCCTGACAACGGCAGCTTCGCTCGCAACAATGGCAGGACGGCCGTTCTCTCCTTTTTCGTAACCGAGAAATCGTTTGTAAGGCATCTGAACCTTCCCATCGGAGAAGCGCTTGCGCTGGCCCCATGTCACATTTTCGGAAATAGACCGGCTCTCTTCCTGCGCCAGCGAGGACATGATCGTGATCAATAGCTCGCCCTTGCCATCAAAAGAATAGATGCCCTCTTTTTCGAAATAGCACTCAACGCCGTTTTCTTTGAGTTTGCGTATAGTAACCAGGCTGTCCACAGTGTTACGGGCAAAACGGCTAACCGATTTCGTCACGATGAGGTCGAACTTGCCAGCAAGTGCGTCGGCAACCATTTCTTTAAAGCCCTCTCGCTTCTTTGTGTTGGTGCCAGATATCCCCTCGTCGGTATACACCTTCATGAACATCCATTCCGGCTTGGATTTGATGAAATTTGTGTAATAATCGACCTGTGCTTCATAGCTGGTAAACTGCTCATCGCTATCCGTAGAAACGCGAGCGTAGCCAGCGACACGGCGCTTTTCTGCCGAGGCTGACGGTAAATGCGTCAGCGGGTTCACGGTCGAAGGTATGACTGTTACTTTTGGCATTGTGCTTTAATCCTCTCAAAGGTTCTTTGTCGGGCGGCAGCTCTCATTTCATCTGTCCAGCTTTGGCTGCGTAATTTATCTTTCCATTTCACATTGGTCTCGGTTCCGTCAATGAAGCGAAATATCAACGTGTTATCATTGCAGGCTTGGATGCGATCCACCCTGTCGCGAAAGGCCGGTTCATCAATCGTGGCTTGGCCTAGAGCCTTTGCCGTGACGCTCATCAGGATATCTTCCGGTATATGCTTAGACGCGCAGGCAGATTTTCCAAATCGATTGAATTTGCCGCAAGTCCAAACCGGTCCACCATGTGTTTCTTTTCTGTGATAGCTGCCGCCGCAAACACCGCAATATAACTTTCCATTGAAAGGATGTACAGTCTTAGAGGTTGCAGGCTTCTGCAATCTATTGGCGCGGTGGGCTATCTCCTTTTGAACTGCATCGAATGTTTCCTTGCAGATGATCGCATCATGCGCTTCCTCAACCCGAAACATCGGGTGCTCGCCTTGATTGAAACGCTTTTGTTTCGTCATATGGTTTTCGCGGTATGTTTTCTGCAACAGCAGATCGCCGGTATATGCCTCATTGCGAAGAATCGCCATGATCGTGCTCTGGTACCAAAGCTTGTCGTTGCGAGTTTTAGCGCCTTCCGCGTTCAGTCTCTGCGCTATAGCGTTGTACCCATACCCTTCCAAGTACCATTCAAAAATCTTCTGAATCAATGCTGCTTCCTCGGGAACGAAGACAAATTTGCCATTTTCGTAGCGGTATCCGTGTATGGTGCCGCTCCAAGGTTTCCCCTCTTTAAAGTTCTTCAAGATCCGCCATTTCTGATTCTCGCTTGCCGACAGGCTTTCCTCCTGCGCATAAGACGCGAGGATGGTCATCATGAGCTCACCGTCGCCGCTGATCGTATGGATATTCTGTTCTTCGAAATAAATATCCACCCCCAGCGCTTTGCATTCACGAGCGATCTCTAAAAGTACGACCGTGTTTCGTGCAAAGCGGGAGATGGACTTCGCCAGTATCATGTCAACTTTTCCGGCGCGGCAATCGGCGATCATTTTCTGAAACCCTTCTCTGGTGTCTCTTGTGCCGGATTTCGCTTCATCTACATATACACCGGCATAAATCCATTCCGTGTGGCTTTGGATGAATTTGCTGTAATAGCTCACCTGTGCGGATAAGGAATGGAGCATCGCATCCTTGCCACAGGAGACTCGGGCATACGCTGCGACCCGCTTTTTTTGTTCTAGCTTCGGCGGTTTTGAGATTATCGTCAGGGTTCCAGACATCTTGTCACCTCCTTCCAGTTCGACATATTACCGTTGATTCGATTGATATAGCAAGTCTATCCGCGATATAAACTGTTCGTAGGAATCTCATATTTCTCGGCCATTATGGCATCAACGCGGGCAAAGTCACCCGGCGTGATAATCCCTTTTATCAGCATTCTCTTTGCCTGCAACATGGAAGCAAGGTAGTGTTCCAAATTAACGCGATATTCATTCTTCACTGCAAGCACGTCCTTTTGCGCTCGGCGATATAGCAAGCATGGCTACAATATTTCCTGCTTCTGTTTCCATATGCCGAGAAAGGATTGCTGCAATGCTGGCAGTTGAAATGATAGATCGCCTTACGGTTCACGCATTCCAGATGACTATTCCACCATGAAACCCGGCAAGAATCAGAACAGAATTTCTTAGGTTTGCGTCTAGTTATTGCTTTGATCTGTTTGCCGCACTGCTTGCAGGTAAAAACTGCTGCTTTTGTATTTTCTCCGCGCTCGTTTCTCCGGCAAAAGGAACGTACCGTATTATCTGAAATGCCAAGCAGCCGGCCGATTCTTATATACCCATAGCCCTGCTGACGCAAAGCCGAAATGTACTCTTGCTGTTCGTTTGTCATGGGTTGTCTCCTTCCTGAAAAATCTTTGTCACACTATTTAATGGAGATGAAATACCTGTTTTGTCGAAAAATGAGTAAAGAAAAAGGCTCGGACGGATTTCTCCAACCGAGCCTTTCTCATCTTTTTATAAGTTGTTAATCTGCCTTCATTTGACCAATGAGTTGTTCCGCCGTACCCGTGATCAATGCGGAGATGTCGACCTGCGCTGCGGTCAGTACGTCCATCGCAGAAGCGGAGAGTTTCGCTATCGTCTTTTCAAAGAGCAATTGACCGAGTTGCGAGATTTCATCCTTCGTTAGTTTCCCGTCTTTACTGGCGGCCTTCATACCGTCGACCATCGTCTGTTTCAGCTCACCGACCGTGATCTGTGCCAGTTTGATCAGCTCTTGCTGCGCACGGTTCACAGTGTCGAGCTGCGACGCCTTTCCGAGTTTCGCGGTCAGCCATGCTCCAAACACACCGATCAGCGCAATAAAAAATGCCGCTGCAATGTTCACGGCATTCTCTATCAGGATTTGGGCGACGGTAGCGTCTGTGGTTCCGCCTGTGTCCGCCAGCGCGACGACGGGCAGCGCGAGCATCAGGAGCGCGAGTAGTACCAGGATCAGTTTCTTTTTCATGTGTGTTTTCTCCTTCTTTTAGATAGATGTAGCCTGCTCCGAGGCAAGCTCATGGACAAAATCTTCGTATTCCTCTTGCGCGGTTTTCGCTTTCTCCCGCGCAGTCTTCATTTCGCCATTCGTTTCGCCGCGCTCTACGGCGATACAGGTCGCAAGCGAGAGCGACAGGCTTGCATCCTGCATCTTCATGGCGAGCTTCGATTCCTTCGCGCGAATCGCGGCGCGTTTTTCTGTTTGTTTCCGGTCGCGGGCCACGCGCACCTCTAGCAAGACGACCAGCAGCGCAAACACGCCAGATATGATCTCACCGATGTATTCCAAATCCGTTCCTCTCCGTTCTATTTATATAGGAGCTTGCAGCGGCCGCATTTGTGCCAGTACCCGCTGCCTCCCTGATTGATTCCCTCCACAACGACGCCAACGTCGCGACCTTTCGCGTGGATGACCATGCCGCGGCCTAGATAAAGTCCAACGTGCGTTTCGTCCTCGGCGTTCGTGGTACTGTTTCGAAACAGGAAGTCGCCCACGATCAGCTCGTTGCGCGCAACCACGTCGCACAGCGCCCAGAGACCGTCGCAATTCTTTCGATCATCCCAAATTCCTGTCTCGCGCATGAGCCAGGAGATGTAGCCAGAACAGTCATGCGCCATGAGGTCGGCAAATCCTGCCTTGTACTGGCTGTCACGAAAGGTGATCGCGCGAGCAAACTCCTCATCCATGGTCTGAATCTTCGTGTTGGATAGATCAGTCAGGCCGGATGCGCCCCAAACGTAAAGGTCGCCGATTCGCGTTAGCGCGAGCGCGCAGATCGCCTTTGCCTTGTCCGAAACCGTGCCCTTTGCGACCGGCACTGCTAGCGTTGCCGTGTCGCCAAACAGCGCCGCCCACGTTTCCTTCCCTATTATCCCATCGACACTCAGCCCGGCTTGCGCCTGAAAACGCTTCACAGCCTCCAGCGTGTCCGCGCCGAACGTTTTCCTCGTCACCGTCGTGATATGCTCTCCGTAGAATCCTAGCTCCAAGAGCTTCTGCTTACAAAAAAGCACGTCCTCGCCAGACGTGCCTTTCTTCAAATTGCGCGTAAAATCCATAATTTCCTCCGTTTCGAATTAGAAAAAATTTCATGATTTCTTCATGGTATTTCCGAGAGAAATCTGCTATGATGCAGGTACATCAAAGCTTGCATGGTATACACAACCTACCTACCCGGTATGTCCCAATCCCTAACAAGATTTACCATGCAAATTAGAAAGGCACTCTTCCCCCCGGCTGAGTGCCTTTCGCTATTTTGGGCATACTGAAAGGTGTGCCCAATCTATTTGTATCCATTACCTATGCCGTTCTCTTCCAAAAATAGCAGGTGATATAGGGCTGTAGGTTGTTGTGCGCCGTGCCGCTGCCGTTATTGCCGATAGAGCCGGACACAGAGCCAGTATGGTCATGCGACCCGCCTGAGCCGGTTGTCTGTCCGCTGGTTGCCCCGCCGTTGGTCATATAGTAATAAGTAGAAGCAGATCCACTACCGACCTTATACGACCCCGAAGACGCTTGGTGCGCATGCGCGCCGTTGGCGTTGACCGTTACGGATCCGCTGAATGAGTGGTTGTGCGACGGCATTTCCGCCGCGGATAACGCTTGCGCGCTGGAACCGCCCGTTTTCTCAACGGTGTTGAAATTGGCGTCCGAGGTGTTCACGCCCACCGGCACGCGGCCCGTCCCCCATCGCACCCAGGTGCCGCCAAGGAATGTGCTCGCATCAGCGGCAGAGACTGTCATACGGATGCTACCTGCCGGGAAGATCAGGTTTGCCAGCCACAGAACACTCGAAAAAACAACATTATCGTCAAACTGCACATTTTCACGGAACCGCGCCGGCCAGCCGACATCGAAGCTATCCTCTTCGGCAACCTTTCCAACCGCAAGTCCCATACCAGTGCTGCGCACGGAGAGAATGACCTCCGCCGTACTCAGATCAATATACCCATATGCTTCCCCGAAATAGTCACCGAGCGTCACACGAATATCGTAGGTATACTGGTTTGAGAGAGTTCCGCCGATGCGATAATTGCCGTTGACCGAATAGCTTGCAAGAGCGAACGTTGTATCCGTATAGTACGTTTCGCTCTTGCGCTTATACCCAATTTTGAGTACGCGCGTATTCTTATTGCTCACAGAGGAGATCGCGCCTGTTACCGCGACCATAGCGTATGTGCCGGTGTTGCTGGCGTTGCCGGCCGCATCGCAGCGAAAGACCGTTACGGATTGCACGGAAGGTGAATCATATGCGACAACCTCGAACGTTCCCGTTAGCACCGTGGCTCGGCCTCGGCTGTCCGTAATCGTCACACGGATCGTGTTCGTTCCAGCCGTGCTCAGCTCATTCGTCGAAAAGGAGTTGCCCGAATACGTCGCGCCGTTGACCGTGGTCGAGATCGAGGAGATAGATGAGCCGTAGACCCCAGCGGCGGATATGCTGACGTTGAGCTTGCTGTTGTGCTGCACATAACATGCAAACTGTGTTACCAGCGCAGCCTCCGCTTCCGAGAATGAAAGCGTGCCGGTTGGTACAACGCTTGCCGGAATCGCGGCGGATATGCTCAACTGCGTTGTGCCAAGAAGTACCCCGTTGGAGTAGGTATCGCAATAGAGTGCCCCCGCGACGCTCGTCGCATTCGGCGCAGCGTTGGCCTCGTCCAGTGAAGGTGTCCATGAAATGTTTGTTGCGGCGGTTTGCGCCGCGATCGTCGTCTCCGCGCGCGAGCCAAATTTCGCCCGCAGGGTATGAAGGAACGCGCTCGACGCTGGTGTGAGCGTAATCGTCGCCGCGCTGCCGAGCGTGACGGCGGAGATGGTGGGCGTCGTAATGCGCGGGATCGCCGGCAACGATAGGACCACGCTGCCGTTTGCCGATCCGATCGAAGCGGAATAGGTGCAGTTCGCTGTAAACGCCAACGTGATCTGCTTTGTTCCGTCCGAGTTGTGGCTGACCGTGCATTCGCCATATGCTTCGCTTTCCGAGCTCGCATTGTCGGTCAGAATCATTAGGTATTGGTATCCCAACGCCGTATCATACGGCTCCTGATACTGCGTGATATACTCGTTGCGGTAAGGGATCCGCGAGATGGCGAATCCTCTGCCAACGCGGTTATATACAGAGCTTCCATCGACCGACACGGCCATTGCGCCGCGCGAATTCGAATCGACATTGTTGCAGTAAACATCAAACTGCGAGGTGTTCCCAGATGTCGCGAGAAACACATGGAACCGGATGGTTGACGTGTTGTTGGCAACAGACTGGGAAATGATCTTGTACTCCAGCCAACAGGAAACCTTGCTTGCCGCAGTTCCAGATAGAGAACCGTTGACGATCGTGTATCCGTCATGAATCGACTCATACGGCCAATTAGCCATTTAATCACCCCGCGATCTTTTTAAAGTTTAGGTTGCCGCTCTCGGGCACCCAGGCAAAGCTGCCAATCCGCAGCGACGAAAGCACCTGTACATCGTTGACGTACAGCTTGCCGGAAGAAAAATATGCGATTGCGCTGTCGGTGGTGACGCTGTCCTCGCTGCCGGAGAAGAAGTAAAGAACATCGTTCTCCAGCTTTAGCTTGATTGCGGACGTGCTCTTCCCGATCACAATGCCGGAGGAAATTAGCCGTATGAAACCGCGCACCGACTCGAACTGCTGCGATGTTTCGCCGTTCAGCGTTGAAATACGGCTTGCCGTCTCCGTGAAGTTCGCCTCGATTGTCCCCGCCATGATGGAGAACGAAGTCTGAACCGTATTCTGCAGCGCGATGAAATCCTGCGTCCGGACATATTCTTCCAGAGCGGTCATGATAATCTGCTGTGCGGATTGCAGGATCGAGGTGTTCTGGGTGATTTGCTCCTGCACGATTTCCTTGATCTCTCCGTGCGTCGAATAATCAGATTCGATCGACGCAACGCGATTCTTCACCGAAGCATTCTGTCGGATCTCTTCACCGATCATAGACGGACGCGAATCCCCGAGTACGATGCCAGTGCTTGCGGGATTATTCAACGGAATCGTCAGTTCTGACAGCACATACGTCTCTTCCGGGCAGATCGTGCCGCAGGAAACGATCACCTTATCCAAGAAGCGAAACGACTCCACGTTTGCGTCGGCATTGTGCAGATCGACCGCCGAAAGCTTGATCGTCTGCTTGAATCGCGCGCCTGTTCCGCTTAGCCAGTCGCGGCCTTTGTTCATGAGGATCGAAGCGTCGGTGACTTCATCCCATGTGGTCAAGCCAGACGGCGCGAAGATTACCCCATAATCGGTGGCGAGCTCGGAATCGATCAGAAAATCCTGCCCAACGTTCACGCTTTCGATCGTCAGCTGTGCGTCGCTCTCCGATTCCGGGTCTATGTCCTTCAACGCTGCGCCGAGCGGAACGCAAGCGGTGTAGGTCTCGGACGCGTTCTTGCTCAACACAAGGTCGATCAGGTTTTCACCGAATTCAATCCGCTGGCTCGAGGTGTCCGACACATCGGCGAGATAGTCCATAACCGGATTTTCATTCTCGTCAAATCTGACGATTAGGTAGCCGCCGAGTGGATCGAGCAGGCTGGTTCTCAAAATCTGCCACGCGGACAGATATTCCTTTGTCGTAATGCTGACCAAGTCGGCTATATCGCAGTTCCCTATACTAAGCCGCTGATTCACATTCACTTGCACGTTGTGAAGGGTCAAAATATGCGCCCATACATCAGCCGCGGTACCATCCAAAGCAAATGGACGATGGATGCTGTCCAATAGAAACGCCAGGACGCCCTCCGCGACCACCTTGCGATTTTCGTAGAGATCGCGCTCGTCCTCGATCGCTCGCCCAACCCAGATTAGGTTATCGTCCCGATAGACCCTGACGCGACTCTTGAGCTTTTCCAGCGCTCCATATTGCGGATGCTCCTTCGGAATCGTGAACATCAGCTCGCCCTGCTCGTTCTTCTTTTGCCTCAGCTCCGGCTCCAGAACGAACAGATCTGGCAAACGCGGGTCATATAATACGTAGGAATCGCAGAGTATTCGGTACATCAGAGCGCTCCTTTCCGGTAGGTGAACGTGATCGAACCTGTCCCCGTGATTTCAACCTCCGTAACACCCTCCAAGAGCACAAGCGAAGGAACGACATGCGAGCCAACCGACAGGTTAATCGTATAAACCACTCCTGCAATCGTGAACGTCAGCGTCATCTCTGCAGAAACGGTGATCGTCGGCACGACCGGCATGCGCGTGTTGGTCAACGTCACGGTTGCGTTGCCCGATGGAAGTACTGTAATCGTAGTCTCGAAGTGCTCCAGCTTGTATGGTTTCGATCTGCACTCCAGCGAAAGTTCGCAATACCCAGCGTGCCGTTCCACATCCTCCACCGTAACCCGCGCGGCAAAGTAATAAGTCGGATAGCGGTCGAAGATTACGTTCATCCGCCGCCCGTGCACGTCCGCCGCGAATGCGGAGATCGCCGCGTCAAACGGTGCGCGCGCGTACATCGTCAGCGGAATGATCCGATCGGCGTAACGCACCGTGCCAAACGCCTCCGACAGATCGAGCGCACCGTCGCGCCCGGGGATCTCCACAAAGTTCGTCTGCGGCTCCGGCATGGGGATGGCGTAGGGCGCGACAATCAGGCCGTAGTCTGCGCGCGCCCATTTGGTTCCGAATCGGATATCGCTCACATCAGTCGCTCCTTTCGTCTGCGAATCGCGCCGAGCGCGTCGTCCATGGCCGGCGCAAGCCAGCCGATCGTTGCACCGGTATCCGCCACCAGCTGCATCCCAGCGAGCTGCGGCAGATACCGTCGCACCTCGGAGATCAAAACATCCAGTTTTTGCGACAGCAGGTCGCTCGTGCCACCGAAGCCGACGCTGTTCGGCAGGTTCGTCAGTACGTCGATCGCGCCCACATCTACGCTGGTCGGGATCGCGCTTTGGATCTGCTTGTTTACGTCCTCCATGGCGCCGGTGAAGCCAACGCCGACGCTGTCGCCCATGTTCTCGCCGATCCCAACGAACACTTTGGATGGCGAAGCGATACCGAGCGCTTTCTTCGCGCTTTTCACGATACCAGAGAAGAAATCGCGCACTTTTGAAGCCAGCCATGAGGCCATGCTCTTGATGCCTTCCCAGAGGCCGTTAACAATATTCTTACCGATCTCGACCATGGATGACACCGACTGGCCGAGTCCGTTCAATATTGCGGAGATGATCTGCGGCAGAGCGGCGATCAACTGCGGGAGTGCCTTGATCAGACCCAGGGCGAGCTGAACCGTCAGCTGGATGCCCATGGTCATGAGCATGGGAAGATTCTGTGTAATGAAGTTGATGATCCCGGTGATCAGTTTCGGCAACGCTTCGATCAGCTTCGGCAGTGCGCGGATGATCCCCTCTGCTAAACCCGTCACGATCGAAAATGCAGCCGCAAGAACCTTGTCCATGTTATTGAGCAGCGTTTCACAGATCAGCAGCACCGCCTCGATGATTGCGGGAATCAGCGTCGGCAGCGCTTCTCCGATACCGGAGATCAGCGACGCAATCATGAGAATCGCTGCTTCAACCAGCGCGGGCAGGTTATCGACGATCCCCTCCGCGAGCGTTGTGATCAGCTGCACCGCGCCGTCCGTAAACTGTGGCAGAGCAGTGATTACGCCTTGCAGCAACGTCATGACGATACCGGACGCGGCGGAGATCAGCGTCGGCAGATTCGCCGCCAACGCTCCGCCGATCGCGCTCACGATGCTCATGCCAACCTGCACGAATTGCGGCAGGCTACCGAGAATCAGGTTTGCAATCCCGCCGACCGTCTCGCCGAGCACGACGGTAATCTTATCGAAGTCGCCGCCCGCTTCCGCTAGTCCTGAGGTGAAGTCTCCAAGCAGGGAAACGCCGTCGTCCGCAAGCGTCTGAAGCTGCGGTAAAAGAACCGTTCCCATTACCCTCTGAGCCGCTTCCGATCCTTGCTTGAGCCGTTGCAGGGAATCGTCGAACGCGCCGAACTTCTCGATCGTTTCCTCGCTCAAAACCGCGCCCATACGCTTGGCTTCATCGGCCAACGCCGCGATACCCTCGCTGCCCTGTGCGATGAGTGGATTTAACTCCTGCGCGCTCTTGCCGAAGAGCTGCATGGCCAGCGCATCGCGCTCCGTTTCGTTCGCCACCTGCCCGAGCGCGTCAATGGAATCCCAGTAAACGTCCTCGCTGCCTCGAAGCGTCCCGTCCGCGTTGGTCACCGATACGCCTAAACGGTCGTATGCCTTGGCAAATTGTTCACTGCCGCCGGCGGCGTTGGACATGGATTTCACGTTCTTCGCCATGGAGCCGGTCATGGTCTCCAGCGAAACATCCACAAGGTCGGCGGCGTAGGAATACGCCTGTAGCCGTTCCACGCTCATGCCGGTAATGGAACTTTGCGTCAGCATTTCATCCGCATATGCCGCGGTATTGATCGTCATATCGACCAGCGCTTTGCCTGCCGCAACCGCCGCCGTACCGATGGCCACCATGGCTGCACCGAGCGCAACGCCGATCCCTTTGACGACCGAGCCAAGCTGATCGAAACGACCGCCAGCGTCATCTGCCTGATCGGCTGACTGCTTGATCTCCTTGCCGAATTCGTCCGCCTGCTTCCCAGCAGAATCAAGACCGTTGGCGGAACCTTCAAGCGCTGTTTCATTCGCGCCAAGCTCCCGCTCCATACCGTTGAGCGCGGCGTTAGCATTGTTGAGCTGAATCTGCCAGGCCTGGGTGCGCTTATCATTCTCCCCAAAAGAAGAAGCCGCGTTCTGCAACGCGGCCTCGAGGGTTTCGACCTTATCTTTTTGAGCGTCGATCTCTTTTCGCAGGACCTGGTTTCGGGCGGTCAGCGCGCCGACTGATTTATCCTGCTTCTCGAACTGGGAGGTGACGAGGTTCATCTCGCTCCCGAGCACCTTGAACGACTGGTTGATCTCGGAGAGCGATTTTCGGAAAGCTTGTTCGCCCTCAATTCCAATCCTGAGTCCAAAATCGCTATATCCCATTTGTTCAGTTATCCTCCTTCCCGGCAACAAGTACTGTATTGATTGCTTTTTTCAGCTAGACTTCTCGGATAATTATTTGCAGAACTAAATGGTGATTTTTCATTAGGGTGGATGAAAAAGATAAAAATCATTCAGATTCGGATCGGAAAAAAGCATCTTTGCACTTTCACTGCAACACATCATCGTAATAGTTATCCGAGGAGTTTTGTCAAAATTCCTCGGATTTCCTATATCTTCTGAAAGTTAGGAGGATAACTGAACAAATGGGATATAGCGATTTATCCGAGAAGTGGGATAAATCGCTCGCCAAAGAACCACCTCCCTATAACAAATAGCACAAAAAAACGACCCGAAGGTCGTTTTCATGAAAGAATATGCGAATTTAAGATTTAATGGATCGTAACTTTATCCCTGCCCGAGTTCTTCGAACGGTATAGCGCTTCATCGGCGTTCGTAATCAACTCCTGTTCGTTGCTGATCGTGGTTTCCGGCATGGAGTCAAGGCCGACGCTGATTGTTACACCAATCTGATTCTCGCCAAATGATGTCTTGCTTTCCCGAACGATATGACGTACACGTTCTGCAATCGTAAATGCATCGTTCTTCGATGCGCCAGGTAGTATGACCATGAACTCCTCTCCGCCATAGCGCAATAAAATGTCGCCTTCCCGAATGCCTTGACGAATCGAGTTCGTGATATTCTTCAAAACCCGGTCTCCGACAACATGGCCATATGTATCGTTCACTTGCTTGAAATGATCGATATCAAACATCAGCACTGCAAGCGGCACGCTGCGCCGCACAGACCGTGAGTATTCCTCGCGCAGTCGGATCATGCCAAATCGACGATTCAAAATACCCGTCAACGGATCAAGCGCCGCGAGCTTCTGCAGCTGCTCATGCTCCAGCGCATTATGCAGCGCAACAGCGAGGCTTTGAGTGAAAATAGCCAGCTGTTTAAGGTTCTCTGCAATGAATGGAGAGGCTTTTGCTAAAAGGATTACACCCAAGGGAACGTTCTTAAACTTCACCGGCTCTATGATGACTTCATTTGGATGAAATCGCGTCAGTGTGCTTTCCACAATAATCTCCGCGGGATATTTGATGGCAATGGTATCGCCTTTTGAAAAAGCCCTTAAAACATGAGGATCTGTCGCTGTTTCCTTCGCATCTTGTATGCCGAAGGAACGCAGTACAATAATCTCGCCTTCATTCTCAATCAAAATTGCGCCAGCATCTGCTCCGGTACCACTCATCACGCGATCCAATGCGTATTCTGCGAGCGCGTGCAAGTCCAACTGACTGGAAAAGGCGGCCGTGTATGTTTTAATTTCATCGAGCATGCGAAGCGAGTTTTCAAACGATTCGATCAGTTCATCGAAGGCCTGCGCACTCTCCCCAAATTCATCATCCGTATCGACAGGAATGCTGCAATGCTCTGCGCTGCATTCGTCGATCCTACCGTTTTCGGAAACCAATATGATTGAATTCTTCACATCCCGCATTTTCGTCGTCAGTACAGTTAACTTGTTCTTTACCGTAACGCGAGAAATCAGAATGTTCACGAACCCGACGAGCACACCTGCGGCAACACAGCATGAAATGAACAATCCGCTGAACGCGATTGTTTTTGGTACACCAAGCAGGATCATGAAGAACGGAAATACGATACCAATGAGCAGTCCGAACCCAATCATGCGAATCGACAAACTAAGAAACGTGTTCCGTAAACGCTTCATTTCGTACTCCTATTCCTTTTTATAAACGCCATAACGTAAGATAGAGCAAGTTTACCATATACGCTGAGCGGATACAATTGAAAGCAAAATCATATGTTTGTGTCAACATGCTCAAGCAAGCTGTTTCTACAGGAACGATGGCAAAACATCTTCTATAGAATACTCTGTTTTCACGTGGGCGATTCCATGAAACTGCCGGTATGCTTCCCACTGATCAAGAAGTGCGCCAAGCGGCATGAGCCAAACCTCGCGCTCCGGGCGCCCCAACAGGGTCACCCCATAAAAGATCAGTCGGGCAAACAGCTCTTCGTCACTTGCCCGACTGGCGCGTTTTTTAAGGACTCCTCCTCGCTCTCGACATGACGCGCCGTTCCCTTAACCATCGCTTCCATGATCGCGGTCTTATAGCTGGAGAGATCCAGCGGTGTGGTGAGCAGTTCGACCGCTTCCTCGGTTAAAAGCTCGCGTTTATCGTCCGGCTCGAGCAGGTTATGCACAAGCGTGCTCTGATTGGCAAGCAGCGTGATCAGCCACACCACCTCATCCAGCGCCAGCTCGAAGTTCTCCGCCTTCATGAGCTTATCGCCCAGATGCTCTAACCCGCCGTAGCGCTTCGCGATCTCTTTCGTCGCGCGGGTGGTCAGGAGCATTTCATACTCCCGATTGCCGATCTGGATCATCGCGCCTCTGTCGTTTTCCATTTGTTAACCCTCCACCGCAAATGTCGGTTCGTAAACCTGTGTGTACCAACCCGTGATCGTCGCTGCCGGCACGCTGGTATCATCCTCGTTGACCTCAGCCTTCCAAGGGTGCTTTCCCTGACCATCCAGCTTGTTGCGACGGATGATTGTTCCCTCAATCGACGGAGTCGAGAACGTGATATTGTCGCCTTTGGTCTGCAGGTTCGTCGCGGGGATGCCGAACACGACGCGGTAGAGCCAGAAGTATCGGAATCTGCCGTTACTCTTCTTCGCGCGGAAACCGATTGCGACCGGTTGGCCGCCATTCTCGCTCTGGGAGATCAGAACTTTGTTGTCGTCGATCTGCGACCCCGTCAGATCACTAGCGACCGCCGCGCCGATGTTGTCAATGCCCAGCGTCAGCGTACCGCTCTTGAACTCCTTCACCACCTCGGCGGCACCATCGTCGGCGTAGAGCGTCGCTTCGTTGATATCGATCTTTAACTCCGCGGACATCGCCTTGGCAAGTGAAACGGGTGCAGCGTAAGTCTCATCGCCGTTTGTGCCCTCAGTAATCTTCGCGTAATACAATTTATCTAGGCCAATTGTTGCCATTTAAAGCGCCTCCTGTTCATATTCATGTGCTACATCAATGGTATAAAGGTGGTAACTCGTCTCCTGTTCATATCCGCCATACCGCCGTTCCGTCACCAGAAAGCCTGCCGACAGAAGCATGCGCACGAGCATATCCTTTTTCGGACCATAGTTGCCCTTCGAAAAGAGTGAAATCCGCGCCTCTTCGATGTTCATACCCGGCGTATTATCCGCAAACAGCTCAAAATGCTCCGATATCGGCGTAATCACGACGTACTCTGCAGGCGCAGCCTTCGAGAAAACGCCGGTTTCTACAGGAAGTCCAGCGCTCTCAACGATCGTATTCAGTTCTTGCAGCATGCTCATGGCAGATTCAGCTCCTCTTTCAATATGCGCTGCATCTCTTCGATGCACGGCTTCCGGCTCGAGGATTTGGTCTGCTTCAGAAACGGTTTCGGCGTTTGGCCATGCTTTCCGTATTCCAATAAATTGGCGAGTATTGCGTTACTAACATCGCCGCGGTTTTCGGAAAAGCCAACCTTCACGTCGAGGTTGTTCTCGCGGTTCAGCTTAGCGGGAGACACGCCGAGCGAAGCGGCGAGCTTGCCGGTCGACCGCGATTTATATTTTGTGCCTCGTCCGATCGCAGAGCGCAGGTTAGATTTCATCTTTTCCAGCACAACCTTGCCGCCTGCCTCCAGCGCTTTTGGGATCGCCGCGTCGAGCGCATTTCCCATACCTGCGATCGTGTCAAGCCATTGTGTGGGCATTTCGATTTTCACCTTACCCATCCGCCATCACCCTTTTCCCCAAAATCTCCAGATACATCTTTCTGCCCTTCACATCCTCGACGGATGTGATTTCGAAACGATCATCCCCGCAAAGGATCACATGCGCTGTGGTTACAGTCAGGCCAGGGATGACGCGAAGCCTGAACAGATCTGTTGCCTCTGAAAAGGCGGCACGGTTGACCCATTTCTGAGAACCATGCCGCCCTTCCCGATAGACGTGGACGGAAGCGAGAATATTGTCCGTCTTTGTCGCGAACCCTTCAGCGTCCTTGGTAACCACCACTTCCGCAATGGAAATAAACGTGCTCATTTTACCGAAGCTCATGTTATATTTTCCAATCCCGATCTAAACGCAAAAGTGTGTTTACAACAGCCCACGTCTGCTGACCCGCCTGCACATTGTCCGCGAAGAATCCGCCCGTGCTACCATCCCGACTCTCGTAGAGATGGGAAGCGAGCATGATCACAGCCTGCTCGGTCGTCGGCGGCATAGCCGCTGCTTCGTAGGTTCCGGCAGTCAGATGCTGGTAGCTCTCCGCATATGCGACGGCGGCATCGATCAGCCGCTGGAGTAGTTCATCATCGGCATCATGTTCGAGGATCAGGTTCGCCTTGACTTTATCCAGTAGCGTGATCATCTTCAGGACGAACCCACTTCATCCGCGGCCATGATTCCGGCGTCCTTCAGCTTAAGGAGAAGGGCGTTGAAATCGCTCTTGAGATCGGCGATGGTCGTTGCGGCACTTTCCGCCTGATTTGAAGACTGATAGACGCTGCCGGCCTGATCCGTCGATGCATATCCTGATTGCAAACCGGTGACGGTGGCGGTATCCAAAACCTCCAGAGTACCGCCAATCACCAGCCGATCTCCGCCGTCGGTGAGATAGTTCTTGCAGTTGCGGGTCACGTCGCCAGCCGGGGTTTCAATGATTTCCATATTTACCCCCGTTACGCCTTCTGCTGCAGGACCTTGATCGCTTCCGGCAGAATGAGCTTGCCGTCAAGCCGCTGAGAAGCGAGGAAGCCGATCTGACCGGTGGTGGCGTACAGCTCATTCAGGCGTTTGAACGTGCGACCCTGACGGTCGGCGATCCAGTAGTAGGAGAAGTCGCCGAACGCGATGGACTTGTTCCCCGCCGCGACAGATGGCATGAACTCGCTGGTCACGATGCGGTGACCGAGGATGGTATCCGGCGCGTTTTCCGTGATGCCCGGACGCCAGAGGTACTGACCATCGCCGTCCTTTAGCTTTCTGAGCAGCTTCACGGTCGTGTCGTTGAGCACGAACACCGCGCTCTTGCGGTAGGGTGCGCGGAGCGAGTATACGAGGTCGATCAGCTCGTCACCCGTGATCGCCGAAGCACCCGCCGTGGTGACGCCGACTTCCGCGCCGCCGGTCGTGTGGAGAATACCGATGGGCTTACTCACACCGTTGCCGGTGAGGAACGCGTCCTCTTCTTTATCACCGATGCGTTTGCCGAACTGCTCGGACACATACCCTTCGATGTCGAAGACACTGTCGGAGAGCAATTCCTCGGAGACCTTGATCATGGTCGCGAGCTTGTACGCACCGAGAACGACCTGCGAAAAGGTATCGTCCGAGAGCGGGTAGGTGCCCTCTTCGTCGACCCAGTCGGCGGTGCCTTTTGACGCGACTACAGGGATTTTCCGATCGCCAAAGCTGGTCTGGATCACATGGCAGAGCGGACGCAGCACATTCGCAGCTGTCAACTTCTGCACTAGTGTCTTTTCGAACTCGTCCGGCACGAGATAGCCGCCCTCGCTGTCGGTGCCTTCGACCAGAGAGTTCAGGATCTCAGGTCTCGGATTCTTCGAGCGGATCGCGTTCCAGAACGCCTTTTTGTAAGCGTCGGACGCACGACCCGTTTTCTGGTCTGCGGCGGGTTGCGCCGGCTTGCTCGTCAGCGGATCGGCAGTGGGTTTGTTGAGTACCGCATCCAGCGCAACCTGCCGCTCCAGCCGGTCGATCTCTTTGCCGAGGTTGACGACGTCGGATTCCATCTTTTCGTAGGTCGCTACGTCCTCGGCGGCGAGAAGGCCATCGGTGCCGCGCTTGGTGTCGAGAAATGCTTTTGCCGCGTCCCACGCTTTTGCACGCTTTTCGCGGAGTTCTTGAATCTGATTCATGTGTTTTTCTCCTTATTTCTTCAAAAGATTGAGCCGCTGTAAAAGCGGCTCTGCGGGAAATTTCGGTTCGGTTTTCGGTAGCTTGCTCAAGAGCGAATTCGTCACCGCCCGGCGGCTGAACTGGTAGCTGTTGATTGCAATGCCATCCGGCACACTCGTTTCGCGCGTCAGGATACCGTCCGCGAATCCGAGCTCGATCGCTTTCTGCGCGTTCATCCACGTTTCTGCGTCCATGAGGTGCGCAAGCTTCGCGCGCGACATGCCCGTTTTCAAGTAGAGTAGGGAAAAGCCGCCTTGCCGCCTTTCAGCGGCAGGTTTGCTTCACCCTCTCCCCAAACCGTACTTACCCCTCTCGGAGTATACGGCTCTCCATTGTTGTTTGGTCTTTACAACTCTGACGATGTATCTTTTTGTGACAATCTCGGCATACCACTAATGTTTTTCGCCGTTTGGCTATCATTGCACGTTCCCATGGCTCTTTACCTTTGAGGTCTTTCATCTTGTGGACGTGATGAATTTCATAATGGTCACTTTCGATGTTGCCACATAATTCACAGACATTTGCATTTAACCGTTGTTCAAAGGTGTTTCGCGTGCTGCCGTTCATCAGAGCGGCGTTCGTGATAAAATCGCATGCGCTACGCACCTTTTTGGCTTCGGTGTAATCTGCAAAGTATAATCGCTTCTCCCCGTTTTTTGTTTGATAGGGAATGCCCCAGTTCCCTTTACCGTCCTGATGTTGACTGACAATTTGGGAAATAGTGCTTTTGTGCTTGCCGGCCATGGTTTTCAAACAACTGTATTCCATAAGATAGGCAAAGAAATTCAACTTGCTGAAATTGCCCGCCAAAGAATAATAGTTGCATATTCCCCGCAATTCGGCGTTAAAGGTTGAAACGATTTCAAAGTCTGTTTGTCTGAACAAAGAAGGTCTTGCGATTGGGAATAGTGTTCCGTCCGCTTTTTGTTCCACCACACCCTTTGAAAACAGGAACTTATGGATTTTATCTTCAAGGGGTATTGACAATTCGGTGTTGTTGTTAAGCGTTCGTTTTTTCTTATTTCCCGCCGCTCCGTGTTTGATTTTCCCGTCACGCCGAACACGAACATCATAACCGAGAAAACGCGCGCATTCATTGCTGTGCGTGATAAGCGTTTTTTCTTCGCTGAGTTCCATTTTTAGGGTAATACTAGTAAACTCAGAAAGTTTGCGCTTTATTTCTACGCAGTCCTCACGATTCCCATTTACGGCGATGAGAAAATCATCCGCATAACGGATATACTTCATTTTCTTATCCGTTTGAGATTTGCAAGGCGTTTCCAGCAGTTGTTTTCGCCACGCCTGTGATTGTGCAATCAGAGCCGCTCTTTCTTCGCCCTCTGCCATAGTAATTCGGGGTTTGATACGAGCGCGCCAGCGTTGCAATCGATTGTATTCGGTAGTGTGGTCTTGCGTTGCGGGTCTGTCAAAATCAGCTTTAAGTTTCATTACAAACTTATCCAGTTCGTGCAGGTAGATGTTGGCAAGCAAAGGCGAGATTATCCCACCCTGCGGCGTACCGCTGTACGTCTTGTGATATTGCCAATCCTCCACATACCCCGCTTTCAGAAATTTGTAAATCAGTTTTATCAGCCGAGCGTCCTTGACTTTGTTGTTTAGCAAACCCACGAGAACGGCGTGATCGATATTATCAAAGCAACCTTTAATGTCGCCCTCAACAAACCATCTTGCGCCGTTAAACTCTTTTTTGAGCGATGTCAAAGCTGTGTGACAGCTTTTGTTGGGTCGAAAACCGTGAGAACAGTCCAGAAAGACTGGTTCATATACGGCGTCAAGTACCATTCGCAGAACCTCTTGCACAAGTTTGTCCGTAAATGTGGGTATTCCGAGCGGACGTTTCTTGCTTGGGTTGTTCTTTTTCTCAATGTAGGTTCGCCTTACAGGCGTTGGCTGAAAAGTTTCTTCCGTAAGCGACTTTATGATGTTCTCAATCTTCGCTTTGCTAAAACCGTCAGCCGTGTCATCATTTACACCTTTTGTTGCAGCTCCGTTATTGGCGTACAAGTTTTTATACGCTTCATAGTAGAGGTCAGGACGCAACAGATAGCGGAACAGTTTGGTGAACACTTCTTCTTTGTTCTTGCCAGAGTTATTTCGGATTCTTTCTAAAATATCCGTTGTTGGTTGCATTTGAGGGTTTCCTCCCTAATCAACATTTATTTTAGTACACAACAACTGCGTTCCTTTGCCATTATGACGGCGTTACCGTCCTTGACTACTACGAACGCTCCGTACCCTTGCGGAATTTTCAGACACTCAATGTCATAGCCTTGCGGCGTTTCCGTTTAGGGTATCCCCAGTTAGCTTTGTTAATAGGTGTGCAGATTGTCGGATATGCTTTTGTTCCGTTAGCACCGGTTCTCCGGTACATTTCACAAGTTGCGATAATTTATTGCGCTATGAGCTTACGCAATAAGACTTGTGATAAAGGTTTCAGGCACTTTCCTTTACTCCACAGCAGGGAGAATTGGGAACTCACATTCAACAAATCCAGTTTTATCCTCATATCTGCTTATCCTCGCGGTTCAGTCGTGTTCGATTGCCTTTGAACAACTTACCGCTTTCCTGCCGTGCTCTGTTCCCGTGCCAGCTTTCGCCTTTCGGTTAGGCAGGTGGATTACCGCATTATCGTGCGGTGTGATACCTTAGTTCACTTTTAACAAGACCCTATCTGGGCGCACCTCATATGCCGTAATGATGCTTTCTTTCACCTCATCCAGCATGGCGATTGCCTTCTGCATTTCCTCCGTGTCGCCGATCGCAACTGTTAATGGATTATGGATCATGAGCAAGCTCGTCGGTGCCATGAGTACCTCTGTGCCAGCCATGGCAATGACCGATGCCGCGCTTGCCGCAATGCCGTCGATCTTGACGGTGACGTTACCTTTATACTCGATTAGCATGGTGTAGATTTGGCTCGCGGCGACGCAATCGCCGCCCGGGCTATTGACGTAGATCACGATGTCACCCTGACCTGCGTTCAGCTGTTCTCTGAAAAGTTTCGGAGTAACATCGTCATCAAACCAGCTCTCCTCAGCAATTACGCCGTCGATGGTTAAGGTGCGAGTGTTATCTTCGTTTCGCACCCAGTTCCAGAATTGTCGTTTCAAGAAGAATCCTCCTGTCTGTTTGTTTTCTGCCTCTCGTTCTTGCGCGGCATTTTTGTGCTCGACCCGTTGTTCGCCGGATTCGCTTCCGAAGCGACTATTTTTTGCTGTGGGGAACCGAGGAGCATCATCGCTCCGTTAATGAGGTAAAGGTCCCCGCCGAGCTCTGGCGCGATGCGATCGAGGTTTTCCAGCTCGCGGATGTCGTTCGTGCTCATCCAGCCGTTCTGACGCGCAGTGGCATACCCGCTCATGCGAGAGGCGTAATCTCCGCGAAGAAGACCGTCGACATTGAACCGGATGAAGTACGTTGGTTTTTCGCTCTCGCTGAATAACGCCCGGCACATGCTCTGTTCCCAGCGCACGACCCAGGGATCGAGAGTGTACTTCACATATTCAAGTGACTGCTGCTCGATATTGCTGAACGACGATTTCTCCAAGTCCGCCAGCATGTGCGGCGGCACGCGAAAGATGCGCGCAATTTCATTGATCTGAAATTTCCGCGTCTCCAGAAACTGCGCCTGCTCCGGCGCGATACCGATCGCGGTATACTTCATTCCCTCTTCGAGAACTGCTATCTTATGCGCGTTAGAGCTCCCCTGATACGCCGCATTCCAGCTTTCCTTAACCCGTATCGGGTCCTTGATCGTACCGGGATGCTCTAATACCCCCGCGGGAGCCGCGCCGTTGGCAAAGAACTTCGCGCCGTACTCTTCGGTGGCAATCGCCAATCCGATGGCGTTCTTCGCCATGGCGATTGGGCTGTAGCCGATCAGGCCGTCGAAGCCGAGTCCAGGGATGTGCAGCACGTCTGTTGACGCTAGGTAGACGCGGCTATCCGAACCGAGCGTGTTGGGATCCTCCGACCCGCGCTGATACAAATAAAAAAGCCGGCCGTTCTGATCACGGTCGACTGTCATTTTGTTCGGCATGAGCGGGTAGAGTGCGACCACTTCGCCTCTGGCATTTCGGATGATCTGCGCGTAGGCATTGCCCCACAGAAGCAGGTGGCTCATGAGTGTTTCCCGAAACGCAAAGCTCGTCATTTCGGGGTTTGGTTCATCGTGCAGCAGCCGGTAGAGCGGGTGCTTAAACGCTTTTTCTTTGCCGCCGCTGTCATTGTATTTGTAAACGTTCAGTGGTAGCCCCGCGACGGTTTCGGACAGGATTCTCACGCAGGAGTACACCGCCGTCATCTGCATGGCGGTCGTTTCATTCACCGGCTTCCCGCTCGAAGTTCCACCAAAGAAAAAGCTGTAGCGGCTGCCTGCTGTAATGTTGGCGGGCTTATCCCGCGCTTTGAAAATACCGGAAAATATGTTCATCAGCACTTGCTCCCTTAAAAAAGCAGCCATTTGGCTGTTCTGTCTCTTGACATTACATCCAGTTGGATGTAATCTTTTTACATCCAACTGGATGTAATTTAATTTGGGGGTGTTCTATATGGAAAATTTCAGTCTCGACGGTTTTCAAGTTGCTCATCTGAAGAACGATGGAGTTTTGCGTGAGCGCCGAGTCATTCTCGGTTTGACGCAGATGCAGGTAGCAGAGAAAGCAAAGATCCCGCTGCAAAGTTATCAGCGTTTTGAAAGCGGGGATCGCGATATTCAAACAGCCTCGTTCCAGGTAGCTTGCCGCGTCATTGAGGCGCTGGATATGAACATCTCCGATTTTTTCCACGGTGAATATGTCTTCGGTGAGAGACTACTCGATTCCAAGGAAGGTCTGCGTTATGAGAAGACCGGTAAATTAATCACCGAGGATGTTGTTGAGTAACCACAGTCAGATCAGTAAAAGGCCTCGATCGTCATATACCGAGCCATTATTGTCATTGCCGCAGCGTAGCGCTCTATCAAGAGCCATGATTGTCGCCACGGCGCCATCGATTTTCTCGGTGCTTTTTTCTTTGTCCGGCTTGATGTTGCCGGCCGGATCGGTGCGGATGTAGATGTTGTCCATCATCCAGCGCAGAACTAGCTGGCCGCCGTGCGCAATCCTCTGCTCAAGCGTCAGCTTCATGAGCTCCTTCGTCGGCGGAGACATATCCTTAAATCCCTGACCGAACGGAACAACCGTGAACCCCATGCCCTCGAGATTTTGCACCATCTGCACCGCGCCCCAGCGATCAAACGCGATCTCGCGGATGTTGTATTTCATACCGAGCTGCTCGATGAACGTTTCGATAAACCCGTAATGCACGACGTTCCCCTCGGTGGTCAGCAGGAAACCCTGCTTCTTCCAGAGATCATAGTTCACATGATCACGTCGTACGCGCAGGTCGATGTTATCCTCCGGGATCCAGAAGAACGGCAGGATAAAGTATTTATCGTCATCATCGAGCGACGGAAACACAAGCACGAATGCCGTGATATCCGTGCTGGACGAGAGATCGAGACCGCCGTAGCAAATGCGTCCTTCGAGCGACTTGGGGTCAACTGGAAACGCGCATTTATCCCATACGTCCATCGGCATCCAGCGGATCGACTGTTTGACCCACTGGTTCAAACGAAGCTGACGAAACGCATTCTCCTCCGCGGGATTCTGCTGCGCGCTATCACATGCGGCTTTCACCTTGTCGATGCCTACCGTGATGCCGAGCGACGGATTCGCTTTCTTCCACACCTTCGGGTCGGTCCAGGAATCGTTCTCCTCGGCGCCGTAGATCACAGGATAGAACGTCGGGTCCGTCTTTCTGCGGTTCAGAATATCCTGTGCTTTTGAATGCACTTCCCAGCAGATGGAGTTTGTGTTGTCGCCGGCTGTGGTGATCAGGAAGTACAGTGGTTGCATCCGCGCGTCGCCGCTGCCCTTGGTCATAACGTCAAAGAGGCGACGGTTCGGCTGGGTGTGTAATTCATCAAAGATGACGCCGTGTGTATTGAAGCCGTGCTTATTGGCGACGTCTGCACTCAGCACCTGATAGTAACTTCCGGTCGGCAGGTACACGATCCGCTTCTGCGACGCGAGAATTTTCACACGCTTCGCCAGCGCCGGGCACATGGTCACCATGTCCTTGGCGACCTCGAACACGATCGAGGCCTGCTGACGGTCCGCGGCGCAACCATACACCTCGGCGCGTTCTTCATTATCGCCGCAGGTTAAGAGCAGCGCGATCGCGGCCGCAAGCTCTGATTTTCCATTCTTCTTTGGTATTTCGATATACGCTGTGTTAAATTGACGGTAGCCACTGGGTTTTAGTGTTCCAAACACATCACGGATGATCTGCTCCTGCCAATCGATGAGCAGAAACGGCTTTCCCGCCCAAGTTCCCTTGGTGTGCGAAAGACACTCGATAAATGCCACAGCATGATCGGCAGCCTGTTTGTCGTACACCGAATCCTTTGCTTTGAATGGAGTCGGCGTGTATTTCTTCAGTTTTCGTAGCATCACCGCCTCCTCCTATGAAATCAAAACGGAGGCCCGCGTGAGCCTCCGTGTCCGGCTTGGTTTGGTTATCGTGCGCCGTTGGGGCAACCGCCCTATCCGCCTTTTGAACCGCTCTGTAGCGGCGACGTTGCGCGACGCGGCGTTACGGTGATTTATGCGCCGAATATGTCCGGATGGCCATCTTGTACCGCAGCTTTCAGGATGTCCGCGTCAAACCCTGCCGCTCTGTACCCTTCCAGAAGTGTGCTGTAATAGTAAGCGCTGGGCTTATTCTGTGGTTTGCCGCTGATTAAAATGAAAATCAGCGCATCCACCGGAGACCCGTCGCGACGCACTTTGATCGTCGCTTTCCGATACAGTTCCGGCACACCGAACCAGCGCTCGAGCGCTGCTTCATCCTGCATTGAAATCTCCCACAGCAGCGCGGGAACAATGCTGCCTTTCGCCTTTTCGATTGTCACCAGTGCGCCGGCCCTGCTGCCGCGAAACGCGAGTCTGTAGTTCTTCAGCTCCGCCGTGCCGATCAGCTTTGCGGTCGGGCAATGCTTCGCCATCTCACCGCGGTTCACACCAACACCATATGCGGCAAATACTCGGTTACTCAAGCTCGCCCTCCTCAATCTTCACACAGGAGTCCTCATTATGTAAAGCTCTACATAATGAGGATTATGCGGTCAAAATAGTTATGTAGAGTAGCCATCAATAAAAGGCTTTAATATTCGATTTCTTCAATAATTACTCTACATAAATTGCATATGTTGACATGATGACAGATACTCCTATTATCAATAAAACGGGAGGTTCTATCATTATGGCAAACGTATCTGAATTAGTTGCTATGGCATCAAAAACATTTAAAGAACAAAAATTTTGCGATGCTCTCGTCCGAAAATACGTTGCTATCTGGCGGAAACTGCAGGTTTACGCTCAAAAGTACCGTATTGATGAATTCTCATGGTACTTGGCTCGGGCATTCCTACAAGAGGAATACAATATTGATATAGCAGGAGACGATATCTATTCGGCTGACTGCAAAAAATTTCATTACACAACTGTTCGTCCACTGCTTTATCTTCTGCTTTTACAGAATGACGTCGGATTAATACGAACCACAAAGATTGGCATCATATCGCTTGAATCCTACTCGGAGGTACTTGACAGGTTCGTGTCTTCTTGTATGGAGCGTCATCTTAAGCAAAGCACTATAGATAGCAAGCTATGGACAATAAGACCGTTTCTGATGTATTTAAAGCAAAACGGCGTAGCATCTACATCAGAGTTGAAAACGCTTGGCAAAGAGAAGATATCAGGATTTACGCATTTCCTGACTGTACGCGCATTAAATACCATCTCAGATAAAGTCAATGCACTCAGAAGCTTCCTCCTGTTCTTATATGAAAATCAGTTTGCTGAACAGGATCTTTCCGTTTATGTGCCCAAGGTTTCAGCAAGGAAGCAACGGCTTGCACATACATGGACAATCGAAGAGACAACACGCCTGCTGAATGCCATTGAGCGTGGGACATCGGTAGGCAAGAGAGATTACGCCATTTTTATGCTGGCGATACATTTGGGAATGCGTTCCGGTGATATTTTGTCTCTCACTTTTAAAAACATTGACTGGACCAAATGTTGCATTCACTTCGTACAGGAAAAAACAGGGATCCCACAAGAGTTGCCACTTAGCGAAGAAATTGGCAAAGCAATCATAGATTACTTAAAATTCGGGCGTCCTGACGATCCAAGCCCTTATATTTTTGTAAGACACACCGTACCATTCGGTAAAATAGACCGATTCTGGTACCAGATGCAAAGATATCTACGCATAGCAAAAATCAGTGTGGAGAGCGAAAAGCCTCATGGTCCACATACATTACGGTTCTCGCTCGCAACACATATGATGGATGCGGGAATTGAGTATGAAACCATATCGGCAGTTTTGGGACATTCAGATCCTGCCTCCACGAACAGGTATCTCCGTGCAGACATTGAAAAGCTCCGCCTGTGTGCGCTTAATCCGGAGGAGGTGCTGGCCAATGCGTAAGTCAAATGTGATTTTTATGCCTGATTTTACAGGCCCAATAGCCGAACATTTGAAGCAGTTCCTTGAGGAGAAGCGGGCTCTTGGTCGTAAATATACATCCGAGTCATATAGGCTTCTCCAGATCGACCGAATAAGCAAGGAACTAAATATTGCACCAAACACCCTTCCGAAGGAATTAATTGATGCGTGGTGCGTTCGAACGTTTAATGAAAGCATTAAGACATGGCACGCCCGGATAACAGTTACAACACAGCTTACAAACTATTTCATCGCCCGTGATCTTCCTTGCGCGAAAACAATGATCCATCTGGACGGTACCCGAACAAATTCAAAATTTGTGCCACACATTTTCACAGCAGATGAGATAAAGCGGCTGTTTCTTGCAGCAGATGCCCTTAACGCGCCTTCAAACAGTCCGCACAGAAGGGATGCCGCGTCATTGCTCTTCCGGGTGCTGTATTCATGTGGGCTGCGTCTCAACGAGGCTCTTGCACTTACTGTTGAAAACCTTGACTTGGAAAATGGCATAATCACTGTAAAGGGCGGCAAAGGGAAGGTTGACCGTTATGCTCCTATGAGCAGAGAACTTACTGTGCGATGTCAGACCTACAAAAATAATGTCCTTGATAATGTTAATGATTCCAGTATCTTCTTTGCAGCGCCCGATGGCGGGAAATATGCGATGACAACTGTTTCGTACATGTGGTACCAGATATTGAAATCCGCAGGCATACCTAAAAATGAAGATGGTCCTCGCATCCATGATCTGAGGCACACTTTTGCCGTTCATTGCCTGAAAAAATGGGTCGACAACGGTGAGAAAATCAACGCATTGTTTCCTGTCCTTTCTAGCTATATGGGGCATGTAAACTTAAACTCAGTCAACAAATATTTGAGGCTAACGGCAGATGTGTTTCCTGACATCACCAAACTCGTTGAAAGGCACTATGGGTATATCGTGCCAAACGGAGGGTATGTCTATGAGGAAGAATAATCAATTTCAGTTGCTGCTCGGTAGCTTCCTGAGTGAATATCTGCCCAGTCAGCGAAACTTCAGTACTAACACGATTTCGTCCTATTGCGATGCCTTTAGGCTTTTTTTAGCCTTCTTGAAATCGGGCAAAGGAATCGAACCTAATCAGGTCAAATTTAAAGATGCAGACCGTGAAACCGTAACCTCATTTCTGAACTGGCTTGAAACGGAAAGAAAGTGTTCCGCTTCGACAATAAATCAGCGATTGGCAGCCATACACTCCTTTTACAAATATGTCCAAGGTGAAGAACCACAGTTAATAAGCTTATGTCAACAGACGCTGAACATTCCTAATCGCAAATCTCCTGAAAAGTATGTATCATATCTTGGCAAGGAAGACCTTGAGCTGATATTACGACAGCCCGACACAACGACGAGCAAAGGGCGCCGGGATCTGACTTTGCTTTGTGTTCTTTATGATACCGGTGGCCGCGTGCAGGAGATAGCCGATCTCACTGTATCGTCCGTAAGACTGCAGGCACCGGCACAGATAAAGCTGGTCGGTAAAGGGAACAAAACGCGCATTGTCCCATTAATGGAACAGACAACAATTCTGCTATCGAGTTACATGCAGAAGAGCAATTTACTGTACGGGCAGTCAAACGAGCATCCTGTCTTTTTTAATCATAGGCATGAGGCACTAACAAGATCCGGAATTGGATATATCCTGCAGAAATATGCGGCAGCTGCACGAAACGCACAGCCTACCATTCCGGAAAAAGTTACACCCCATATTCTGCGCCATTCGAAAGCGATGCATTTGCTTGAAGCAGGCGTAAACATAGTCTACATACGTGACATACTTGGTCATGTTAACATCGCCACAACTGGAATTTATGCACGTTCTAATCTGGAAATGAAGCGCAAAGCTCTAGAAAAGGTTGCGTTTATTCCCGATGTAAGCGCGGTTCCCTTCTGGACAGAGGATAAGGATTTACTATCTTGGCTTGAAGGGTACGGCAAATCTCTGTAATTATTATGCGGAGTAAATTAGAGGAAGTGCGTGTCAAACACACACTTCCTAATCGTTTACTCTACATAATAATTTTCACCGCATAATCCACGTTGAAAACTACGCCGAGGGTGCTTCCGTTGCTCCATTTCGCAAAAATGGTACCAGCATCATCAACCCAAGTAACGACCCCGATGGTGCCTGCTGGAATGTGTGTGTAGGGGTCGTTCATGTGTACCAGCCGCACCTTCGTACCAGGCTTGTAATATTCTTTGAGCTGTTTCAGCAGCTCCGGATGAATTCCGTTCATGCATCACCACCCGCCTTCTGCTTCGCATATGAAGAGCTACCCGAGAGGTTTCGCAGAAGAACTTTACGCGAATCCTTGAACGCGTCGCCGATAAATCCGATTCTCAGAAGCAGACAACGTAGCGCGTAACGGTCGCTTTCAACAGGGCGCTCGGCTGCAAGTGCGCGCTTCTGCGTCCGCGCCAGTTCGCAAAGCCCCAGTACCAGTTGGTAGTAGGCCGTGATCTCCGTTTGGTCGTCGGTCGGCCTGAACCATCCGAATTCTATCCGGTCAGCGTGCTCCGTGATTGGCAGGATGTTTGTGCCGAGCGACTTTTTCAGCAGCGTCGCTTTGCTCGCAACCAGCCGTCGCAGGTTCTCCATTGCAGTGGGCGTCATGTCGTCCTTCGGCATCTCGACCGAAAGCCGGTCAAGGCTGTCGAGTGTAGGTGTCATGATTTCCTTCCTTGGCGTTTCAATGATCTGCTGTTCCGCGGGCTTCAATGGCACGCCGATCCGTTCGCCAATGAAGCCGTCATGTGCCAGTTCGCGGACGAGCATGTCGATCTGCGCCGCGTCCGCGTCGTTCGGGCAGGTGATCGTACCGTTTTTATCAACGGTGTACTTGCCTACCTGAAACGCGAAACTCGGCGCGCCGAGGTATCGTGTCGTATCCTGCAGCACGTCCCGCATGACCGCGACCATCGCCTTTCGTCTGTCCCCTGTAACGTTGTACTTGATCTGCATATGATTACCATCCTTTCGTTTTTGTAGTCATATACATTGATCAAGCGGGTGTGAGTATCAAGCTATTTATCTGTGTTTTCGGCTATTTCTTTGTACGGAATTCGCTCGCCGTTGCGAATCAGGAACACGTCGTCGGAACCATTCAGCTGTTCGACGGTTCTTCGAACGATCACATCACAGTACTTTTCATCCAACTCGATCATACGGCAGACGCGATCCGTCTGTTCGCAAGCGATCAGGGTACTGCCGCTGCCGCCGAACGGGTCAAGCACGATGCAGTTCGCCATGCTGGAGTTCAAAATCGGATATGCTAAAAGCTCCACGGGCTTCATGGTCGGATGGTCGGCGCTCTTCTTCGGTTTATCAAACTCCCAAATAGTCGTCTGCTTCCGGTCGGCGTACCATTCGTGCCGACCCTTTTTCTTCCAACCGAATAAAACTGGTTCATGCCGCCATTGATATGGGCTGCGCCCCAGAACTAATGACTGCTTCTTCCAAATACATGTGCCGGAGAGATAGAATCCCGCCTCAGAAAACGCCTTGCGAAAGTTCAGACCCTCGGTATCCGCGTGGAACACATAGATCGATGCGTCGTTCGCCATGCAGGCTTCCATATTCTGAAACGAAGCGAGCAGGAAATCATAGAACGCGGAGTCGGTCATGTTGTCGTTTTTGATCTTCCCGGCGCTACCTTCGTAGTTAACATTGTAAGGGGGATCTGTGACCACGAGGTTGGCCTGCTTTCCGTCCATGAGAAGGTCGAACATATCCCGCTTGGTACTATCGCCACACACCAGACGATGTTTGCCGAGCAGCCACAGGTCGCCCGGCTTTGTGATCGCCGGTTCCTTGAGCGCTGCATCCACATCGAAATCATCATCATGAACATCGGCGCGCTGCGCATCTTTGAACAGCGCATCCAACTCAGGGGCGTCAAAGCCGGTCAGGGAGACATCGAAGTCCACGCCTTGCAGATCTGAGATCAGAAGCGCCAGTTTATCCTTGTCCCACTCGCCGTTGATTTTGTTCAGCGCGATGTTGAGGGCTTTTTCTTTTTCTTCGCTCATTTCCACGACGACGCATTCGACCTCGGTTACGCCGGTGTCGATCAGCACCTTTAATCGCTGGTGTCCACCGACAACGTGGCCGGTAGTCTTGTTCCAGATCACCGGTTCCACGTATCCGAATTCTGTAATCGATCGCTTCAGCTTCTCATATTCGGGATCACCGGGTTTGAGGTCTTTGCGCGGATTGTAATCAGCCGGTACTAGCTTATCGACCGGCAGTGTTTGAATGACCATGCTGAGCTCCTTTTGATACTATTTTTCGCAAGCCTGCCTGTGCCGCCATGAGATTTCCCGCAAGTGCCTGTCCGCGCAGCGTCTTGCGCTGCTGGCTCGTCAGCCGATGATACTTGAGCGAGTGGAGAAACGATTGCATTTCGTCCATACTTATTTCCCCTTGCGCGCGGACAGCAGTCGTTCCATGACGTCATCCTGCGGATTCGCGCCAGAATAATCAGCGGCGCAGTTCTCTCTGACGATCTGGTAAATCTCAAACCAGAGCCGGTTTGTCTGTGCCATGTAGTTCTGGCTCATAGCTACGTAGGGTGATTGGATCGCGCTTCCGGTAGTCGGATGCTTTGCTAAGAACCCGTATTCTGTAATCGCTATTTCACACTGAATCCAGCGCGCCGCGCTCATGGCATACCGCTCGAGCACCTGAGGGGAAACGATCTTCGCACATCCGCGCTGTTCCAGCCAGGTCCAGGTCCGCTCGTAGATCGTTGCGGCAACGAGCGGCTTGCCGTCCTTCTGAACGGCAGACAACATCTCCCGCGGTTGCGGCATTTCCGCGCCCTGCAATTCAGCAGCATTCGGAAATTCTATGACGGTCAGCTTCCTCTTGCCGGGATTTCCGTCGAGCATCTTATCTGCCAGCGGTTTTTTCTTCTGACCCGAACCGGGGCGAGACCCGCCGTGACCGTTTGCCAT